GTTCTTAATCAAGATGGCAAGTTTCGTGCGCCTCTTAAGGGCAAGGATCGGATGCAAGGTCGATTGCTTTATCGTGCCTATGATGAGAATAATGGCAAGGCTAGACAAGGCGTTCTTAAAGCTATTGCCACAGCAGGCACTAAACTTAATCAAAGAGCAACAGTGAAAGGCTAATCATGGCTAATGTAATTATTGACATTGCTGCCGAGTTCACTGGCAAGAAAGGCTTTAAGCAAGCCGAAACAGCAACAGACAAGATGACCAAGAATGTCAAGAAATTGGCAGGGGCATTGGGTCTGGCTTTTGGTGGACAGCAGATTCTTGCTTATGGCAAGGCTGCCGTTAAAGCAGCAGCAGAAGATGAGAAAGCGCAGAAGCAATTAGCCCTAGCTCTTAAGAATGTTGGACTCGGTCGAGATGCCGCATCTTCTGAGGAGTACATCCAGAGATTACAAAGCGAGTTCGGCATTCTCGATGACAAGCTTCGTCCTGCATATCAGACACTCGCGGTAGCCACACAGAATACTAATGAAGCACAAAGATTACTTAATTTGTCATTAGATATTAGTGCTGCAACTGGCAAGGATTTAGCATCGGTTACAGGAGCGTTAAGTCGTGCATACCTGGGGAACAATGCTGCCTTATCTCGTCTAGGCGTAGGTATCTCAAAGGCAGACCTAAAGGCTGGCAAGTTCGAAGATATCATTGGACAACTTGAAACAACATTTAAGGGAGCAGCAACACAGTCTGCTAATACCTTTCAAGGCTCAATAGATAAGTTAGCGGTTGCATCTGCTAATGCTTCTGAGATTATCGGTACAGGTTTAATCGATGCACTTAAAAATTTAGGCGATCAAGATTCGGTAGATAATTTAGCAACGGCTATGCAAAATACAGCTATTTACATTGCAGATGTGATTCGCGGTATTGGCGTACTAGCTAGTCAATTAAACAAAATTCCCGGGTTTAAGAATGCAGGTATTGAAGATTATGTTCAACTTATTCCGATTCTTGGTTCATACCTTAGCCTTCTTGCTGAGGCTGGTCAGGTTCCAGCTGGCAGCGGTGTACAGGCACAAGGTTTAACAGATCTAGCCAGATTACAGGCTGAGTATGTTATTAAAACTTTAGCGGCTAAAAAGAAGCTTACAGCAACGGAAATAGCAGCATTAAAGGCAGCAAGATTAAAACTGGCTATCGACAAGGCTAACCTTGCCCTCAACAAAGGCAACGAAGTCTTTGACATGGAGAAGATCCAGAATGCAGCAGCTCTACAGAATCAAGCAGAGCTGTTAGCCAGATCCACAACAGACACTCAAAGATTACAGATTGCCAATGACACAGCTCGCCTAAACATCAAGAAGTCGATGTCAGATCTAGAAGATGCTATCGCTGCTAAAGATGAAGCAGCCATCACTGCTGCAACCAAGAGACTTAATGAAGATGTCAAAATCTTTAACGCACTGTCTGGTCAGAATGTAAAACTTCAAGATATTAAATCTATCCTTGAAGGTCTTAAGCCAGCTGATCTAATCAATCTAGGCAACCTAGATGCAGCCCTTGCTAAGATCCGAGAGATGCTTGACTTGCTTTCTAAAGCCAATACCGAAAGTAAAGCCAAGATACCAACAAGCGGATCACTAGGTTCGGGCATTCCAGCAGGAGACTTTATTGCGCCTATCTCAACAGCAGGCGGATCTATTGAGGCTATTCTTGAATATGCAGATGCAGCCTCAGCTCGTGCCAATGCTTTTGCAGATTTATTAGATATGCAGAATGCTCAAGATTTACGCGACCTCATTGCTTATCAGAGTTCAGTCGGTGACTTCGGTGGATATAGTCCTTACATGAACCGAGGCGGTTCAGGCGGTGGCACAGGCGGTACAAACATCACAGTCAATACTGGAGTCGGTGATCCAGAGGCTATCGCTAGAGCTGTAGAAGATGTGATCCGTCAGTCATATCAGCGAGGCACTAGCTCTACAGGACTTCTAACTCTATGACATGGCTTCCAGAGTGGCGCATAACAGTCGGTACGACTGTCTATACCAATGTAACTGGGGTAAGTCTTACTACAGGTCGCATTGATATCGATCGCCAATGTCAAGCAGGTTATGCCCGCATGGACATCATCAACTCGACTAATGCTCTCTTTGACATTGATGTTACAGATTCCCTGACTTTAGAGCTTAAGGACAGCGGTGGCACATATGTGCCTGTATTCGGTGGCACAGTGTCAGACTTCTCAACCTCAGTCAGAAGTCCAGAAGAAATCGGATATGTAACTCTCGGGTCAATCCTTGCAGTCGGTGCTCTGGCTAAACTGCCTAAGGCGATCTACACAGATTCTGTGGCACACAATCTAGATGGCGAACAGATCGCTATTATCTTAGAGGAACTGCTAGTCAATGAATGGATTGAAGTAGCACCTGCCCTTCAATGGGTCAATTACGATCCGACTACTACATGGGCTAATGCTGAGAATGTGGGATTGGGTGAGATCGATACTGGTCTTTATCAGATGGACAATCTTTCAGCTGCTGATCGCAACACACAGACCTTAGTCCAGCAGATAGCAGATAGCGCACTTGGAACGCTCTACGAGGACAAGCAGGGTCGCATCTCATATGCCGATGCGGATCATAGAAGTAACTACTTAGCAGCTAACGGCTCAACCCAGTTAGATGGCAACTACGCATCCCCTGCCAGCGTTAAGTCAATTCTACAGATTGGCAAGATCCGTAACAGCGAGATTGTGCGTTATGGCAATGACTATGGCTCAACATACTCAGCCACAGACGATGCTTCTATCACTACCTATGGTCGCTACCAAAGAACATTCGATTCTAATATCCGCTTTCTGACAGATATCGAGGACATCATTGAGCGCGATCTAGCCCTACGCTCAACGCCTAGAACACAGCTTGATCAGATTACTTTCAGACTTGACAATCCTCTTATGCCAGATGCCCTCAGAGATGACCTAATTAACTTATTCTTTGGTGAGCCAGTAGTTATTACTAACTTGCCATTTAACATGTTCGAGGGCTACTTCTCAGGCTTTGTAGAGGGTATCTCTATGAGAGCCACACCAACTTTTGTTGATGCGACTATTTATGTCTCACCTACAGACTTCTCACTCATAGCCCCGACATGGGCAACAGTAATTCCAACTAACACCATCTGGAGTGGCGTAAATGGTACACTACAATGGACTAAAGCGATCGGAGCTCTAACCTAATGGCAACAACAACCCCTAATTTTGGTTGGGCAGTACCAACCAGTACTGACCTAGTCAAAGATGGCGCAGTAGCCATTGAGACACTAGGCGACTCTATCGATGCTTCTCTGGTCGATCTAAAGGGTGGCACTACAGGTCAGGTACTTGCTAAGGCATCTAACACAGACATGGACTTCTCATGGGTTGCTCAGGATGATTCAAACGCAATTCAGAACGCGATTGTGGATGCTAAAGGCGATTTAATTGCAGCAACAGCTGCTGATACTCCTGCTCGTTTAGCCGTAGGCACAAATGGTCAAGTTTTGACTGCTGATTCAACTGCTGCGACTGGTCTAGCTTGGACAACACCTGCTGCTGGCGGTGGAAAAGTTTTGCAGGTTGTTTCAGCAACCTCAACTACACAAACGCAGGTAACTGGCACAACTTTTGGAGATGCTAATCTTTCTTTGTCAATTACACCAACTTCGGCAACATCTAAAATCTTAGTAATGGTTAATCAAACTTTGCGAGCAAACAATACTTCAGCGGTAGGCACAGGCGCAGCTGTAAGAGTTTTACGCGGTTCAACTTCAATTTACAATCCAAACCCAGGCGGTTATGAAATCCATTACTGGGAAAGTCTGGGAAGCACAGTTAGTCGAGAAGCTTACGACATCAAGTCTTTAGTGTATCTAGATAGTCCAGCAACTACTTCAGCAACAACATACAAAACACAAATTCGCGGCACAAGTGCCACAGATACAGCTTCAGCACAAATGGCAAATGCTGTCTCAGTTATTACATTATTAGAAATAGGTGCATGATGAATAGCATTTCGATATCAGATGCAATTTTGTTTTTAGTTCCAAATTCTGAATTCAGAATTGTTGAAAATGATTTATCTACTTTGGAGTTCTTTAGCCCAGTCGGTCAAAAGCACCCAACTGAGGCAGAAGTAACTGCTGCCATTGAGACATTAAAAACTGCCAATGCACAGAAGGTTGCTGAGAAAGCCGCTGACAAGGCTGCGCTTCTTGAAAAGTTAGGCATTACAGAAGATGAAGCGAAGCTTTTACTTGGATGAAGGTAAAACTTTCTAAAGCTGCAATCCAACTAAGAGAGCAGTTTGATGACTCGTTCCCAGATCGTGACCGCACATCGGATGGTTGGATCGGTGATACCCGACACGCTGCTCGCAAGTCAGATCATAATCCAGATGAGCAGGGCTGGGTTCGTGCCATTGATGTGGACAAAGATCTCCACAAAAGTGGCAAGCCCGACATCATGGGAGATCTTGCTGATCAGCTTCGCACCTTGTCCAAGTCAAAAGCAGACAAGCGTATTAGTTACATCATTTACGATGGACGAATCTGTTCCCACATCCTTAACTGGAAGTGGCGCAATTACACAGGGGCTAACAAACACACTAAGCACATGCATGTTAGCTTTAAGAAAGAAGCTGACAATGATGGGGCTTTTTTTCAAGTACCTATGTTAGGAGCATCTAATGAATGAACTAAAGACAGCAGCAGGATCTTGGGCTAGAGCCTTCTTAGTAGCAGTTATCTCTATGGCAGCTGCCGGGGTAACAGATCCAAAGGCGTTGATTGCAGCTGGTATTGCTTCAATCCTTCCACCTGTACTGCGATTCTTATCGCCTAACGATCCAGCACTCGGCATCAAGAAGTGACACAGTCCGACTTCTTCACGCTTTACCTTGCCACCATTGCAGCACTCGGTGGCTTGTCTGGCTATGTGATCACACACCTGTTGTCTGAGATCAAAAGACTCAACACGCGAGTCGATGAGATCTATAACATCTTGCTTGACAGGTAGCATTGTGCTATGGCAAGAAAAGCAACAAAGGCGTTAGAGGAACAAGGTTACTCAAAGCTCGATGCTTACTGCATTGGACTTTATGAGTACTTCTGTTCATTAAAGCGAGCAGGTTTCGCAGAGGACATTGCCATGTTCATGATCACAGAACCGCAAGCCTATCCTCACTGGATTCTGCCTGATCCCATTGACCCTGAGAAGTTCGGGGATTACGAAGATGAGGATGATGACTAAACGCAGATACTTGGTGATCTCGGATCTACAGATTCCATATCATCATGAGCAAGCAGTGAAGAATCTAATCAAGTTAGTAAAGCGCGAGAAGTTCGATTTAGTCCTTAACACAGGCGATGAGCTTGACATGCAGTCTCAGTCCAAGTGGGCTAAAGGCACACATCTGGAGTATGAAGGGCAGCTAGATTATGATCGAAGTCTGGCTCAAAACATCCTATGGGATCTTGGCACTACCGACATCACTCGATCCAACCACACCGATCGTCTATACCACACTCTCGTTAGAGGAGCTCCTAGTCTCATCGGACTTCCAGAACTCGAGTACTCCCGCTTTATGGGCTTCTCCGACTTGGGGATTCGTTTTCATAAAAAGCCCTTCGAGTTCCATAAGGGCTGGGTC